ACGCAAAGATGTAATAAGCTGCTTGTTGGCTGGGTCTGCTGCCTCCAACTGCTTCTTATACACACCGATGTTGTGTGTGAGGTCGGCATAACTCTTTGCACCCTCAATGATTTTGTCCTTATTGGGGTCGCCCTTTGTGTTGGTTGTATTGGTGGGCGTGGGTTTAACCTTAGTCGTGGCGGCTTTGGCATCGGCGGCAATGTCACCCTCGATTTTCTTACTGCGCTCTTGGGATGCTGCCAATGCGTCGCGGCTGCTTTGCAGATTGGGGTTTTTGCCGATATTGGCATTGTGCTGTGCTGCGCCCTTGTCAGTATAAACCCAATGGCCACCGCTGTTGACGTACTCCATGCCTTTCTCGGCTGAATGGCCAGCCGGGTAAAATTCGCCCTCCTTACGTACAGGCTCACCTGCCTGCACGGTGTTCTCTTGGCGGTATTGCTCATCACCACGGGCAATCTCATCGGCCAAATCCATTTGGATTCGGTACTCTTCTGCGAGTTGTGCCAGACGGGCGGCGGCTTTGGCTCTGGCCTTGAACGATTCCACAACGGCATCGGTATTGCCGACAAACGTATCTTCGGCATCCTTGGCACTATGTATCTTCAAACCCAATTCCTCAAATGCCTTTTTGTTGTCCTTAATCCATTGGGCTTTGGCATGGGCTGTTGACAGTGCTTTCCATGCCGTCTGCAATTGGGTGTACTTTGTCATTAGACCGCTGTACACCTCTGACTGCTTATTGGCAAAAGCATCTTGGGCTTGCTGGGCTGTATCGGCCACACGGTCAATCTTCTCTGCCGTATCTTCGGCGGCATCACTGGCATCTTCAAATGCTCCCGTGAGTTTTTCAACGGCAAACGTGACACCTGCAATGAGCGCACCAACGCCCGTTGCCATCATCAAACCACGTATTGCAATCTTAGTGGCTGTGGCCTGATATGCCACACCTTTCAATGCAGCACTAAACACACGTGCAAAAGCGGCGGCACGGCTTGCCCTCAAACCAAATGCCAGCATCGCCACACCTCCGGCCTTGGTACGGGCAATCATCAATGCGTGTGCAATGTTGAGGCCCTTGATGGCTTTTGTGAGGCTGGTAACGCTTAATATGGTCATGCCCAATTGGGCGGTAAAATTCAAATATGGCTGTATGCCTCCCACGATCCCTGCAATGAGGTCGGTAACGGCGGCAAACTGATTCTTTAGCATCTGAGTTGTGGCCGCTCCCGTGCTGCTCATCGTCTCAAATGCCTTGTCAATCGTTCCTGCACTGTTATCCAGCGCGGCAATGTTTTCGTCAAACTTAGCGGCCATTTCTCCCGTTAGGCCATTGACCAAACGCAATGCCTCGGCACGTCCGAAAAGTTTGCTGTAAATGGATTCTTTGAGTTGGCCGGACTTCTGGGCGTATGCCGTAACGGTACGGTCTAACTCTTGCAGATAGTTACGCAAACCACCTGCGGCTTGGATGGATGCAGCATTGAACGATATGCCCATTTCCTCGGCCATCTTCTGGCTCTTGCTGCTCTCCTTTGTTAATGCGGTCAGCACACTTGCAAGCTGCGTGGCCACCTCTGACGTGTTACCCGTTACGCCCGTCAACGTACTCATCACGGCCAGCATTTCCGTGAATGACACGCCCAACTGCGCTGCCTGGCCCGTGACGGATGGCAGGGCGGCGGCTAACTGCTCAAACGATGTCACACCGTTCTTGGCGGTCAACTGTATCTTGTCCTGAATATCTTGGGCGGCTGACCATTCCAAACCATAGTTTTTAATGACAGTCGAAGTGACTTTGACCACCTCGCCAACATCGGCAATGCCACCGACGGCGGCACGGCTCGATGCTCTTAGGTAATCAATCCAATTATCTTCGGGAACGCCATTTGAAATGACTTGATACAAACCATTGGCCAACTCATCACGGGCCATTGGTATTGACTTACTCAGTTCGGCAACCTGGTCTTTCAGTTGCGCAAATCCCTCGGCATCCTTGCCAGCCATAGTGTTAGCGGCTTTCATGGCTGCGCCAAATGTACGGCTGTCCTCAGTGAGGGTGTTGAGTACGCCAGATATTTGTTGGATGGAGTTAGTAACAGCACCGATGGCAACAACGCTCTGCGTCCATTTCATAAACGCTTTGTCGGCGGCTGTCACGCGGTCATGCACCAACCCTAAATCGTTGGCCAACTGCTTGACGTTGGTTGAGGCTTGCACAACCACATCTTTGCCGTCAACTTGCAGCTTTATATTAAATTTTACGTCTTTTGCCATATCTGCTGTTACTTCTTAATTCGTTTCAATAGGCTTTCCAACCTTGCCTTGTCCTCATCGGCGGTCGGCAATTTATGGTTAGCCTTATTCTTCTTTTCCCATGGGAATGGCAATAACTTTTCGGGTGTTACCTTTTTCTTGGTGTGCGGCTGTATGGTTATCGCGGCCAACATTCGCATACGCTCCCATCCACAACAGTACTCAGTTTCCAATTTGTCTTGATAGGCATCATAAATGTGTTGGAACTCTTCACGGGTCAATCTGCAAAAATCGTCATACGACAAACCGATGCAGCCAACCGCAATGCCTAACAACTCATAAATGCCTACTGACTTTTTTTTTCGGCATCTGCGCCATCCTCTGGGGCCTGGCCCTCGGCATCGCCCATCACGGCATTGCTCCAATCGGTCATATCATCTGCACTGATGCTGTCAGCAAAATCCATCAATGACAAATTGAACTCAATACCATCATGCTTGCAGGCCGATACCAAACAACACCAAAGATACGTGCATATATCGGAAAAACTGCCAGATTCGATTTGGGTAATTTCGCGGCCCGTCTCTTTCTTGAAACGGAGCATTGCCCCCATCGTTGGCCGACAGGGGTAATGCTTGCCGTTGATCGTGATTTCAACCTTATTCATGTTGTGTCAGATTAGGTTGTTAGCCACCATCGCCATCGTCGTCGCCACCGCCATCTTCATCGTCGCTGCCGGGGTAGATGTCAGGCTCACCGTCATTCTCCAGATTGATGGTGTACGTGGCATCGTCTTGTGCCGGGCTGGTCTCCTCGATGGAGGCAATGACAAACTTACCTTGCAGATAGGGTGTCGCGTCGCCCTCACGCTCAAATGCCTGCACCTGAACGCTCTGGCCCTTGCCCCACATGGGCGCAATCTGCACAAACCCGTTTTCGGTCTCGCTGTAATAGCGCAAACCCTCTGCACTGATGGAAATACTGAGGCCCGTAACGCCTTTGCCTTTCCACAGTCCTGCGGACTTCTTAGCGGATGCAACGGGCTTAACGGCGCGGTCTTTCGTCTCGCTGTTGTAAGTTGTGGTGTGGGTCGTGCAATGGCCGACGGCCTTGCCACCTACATTCAGCAACAAATCTGAACCATTAACGTAACTCATATTGCTTTTATGCTTTAATTGTGAATACTAACTTTTGAACGTAGGCATCATCTTGGTATGCCTCTTCACCATCGGCCAGCGTGCATGAGCGCATTGTGAGGCCGTCAATCTCGCCCTGCTGACAATCCAGCACACGGCGCACATCTTCGGCCAACTCAACGCCGCTTTCGTAGTCGGCTGTGAACACCAACACCTCGACTGTCACAGTGTCGGCATTGCCTCCCTTGAACGGCTTAGGCCCAATCCCTGCACGGCGGTACGCAATATATGGCAAATTGGCCTTGTCGGTCACAACAGGGAAAACCTTTGTGGCCTTGGCCTTGATGCTGGCATCGGCCACCATCATACTGCGTATTATCTTGCCAACGCTTAAAGATGTCATATCTTGATGCTGCCTTTATAGATTAAACAAAACCGCATTTCCTCGCCACTTTCTGCACGGCTCTTTCGATTTCGGGTGTCAATCCTGCCTCAACCGATTGGAACATTTCAGGCGCGGCATCATCCATGAAATGATATGCGCCCATCTTGCCCGTGCTGTGGCCTTTCCGTTTCCGTAGGCCCCATTTGGTTTGTGTCTTGGTCTTGCGACCTTTCGTACCCTCTTCTGCCCACATCAATATCGGTTTCTTAAATCCAAAGCGGTTTTCGTGCATGGACTTTTCACCCATTCCTGTTTTACGGCTGGCGGCTCTCGCCTTGACCGTAACCATGAAACCTGCGCCTTTATTGTCGGGGTAGATGCGTACCCTAATCCCTTTCTTCCAATCCGATGTATTGCCCTTGACTTGCAGGCCGCTGGTGCTTAATTTGCCCTGCGCTATCTTCTGGGCTTTCCGTGCCTCGGCTCGGATGGCCCCACGTAGGGATTTCTTGATTTGCGCGCCATTCATTTCACGCAACAGCTCATCCCATTCTCTGCCTGTGTACTCTTCCGGTTTCATCGGCTTACTCGTTCACTCTTTCGCAAATCAGCGTTTTCATACCTTTGTCAATGTTGGGAATGATGTTTGTGACGGTGTAAAGATGGCCACCCAATTGCTGCACTCTCCAATTCTCATCAACGGGGTGCGCGTCTCTGATATTGAACTCTGCGGCATAATCGGGGAAATGCTCACCAACCTCTTCACTCCGTCTGCCCGTGTTCTTCACACGCTCTGCGTTGACGGTGCGCGTCTCAACGTAGGTAACTTTGTTTTCGCCAAAATCATTCTCCGCTTCGACGGGTTGGAGCAACACCAACTTATATTTCATTCGCCCTGCAATCATTCGCTCACTAACTTTCGGTACGGCTTAATCAGGGCTGACAGTGAATCGGGCACTTGGTGCATCTGCGTGGTGCTGACGCTCTCACGCTGGTTGTACCAATGCGCGGCCAACATCATTATTGCCTGAGCAATGGGCGTTGGCACATTCCCGTTTCCGATGGCTTTCAACTCATCTTCCGTGCGGTTCGTGGCCGTGACAACGCAAACCTCTGCGGCATCCAAAAGGTGCTGCAAATAAGTATCATCGTCGGCAAAATCATCTGCCCTGACGTGCTTTTTGAATAGTGCCAAATCCACTGCTGCCATTGACTAACCTAAACTTAATTTTTAATCGTATGAAGAGAAAGAAAGGTCGTTGGGTTTACTCTGATGCGGCCACCTCTCCTAAGATAAATGCCTCGTCGCGGAGCGTCTTTGTGCCGTAGTCACAGTTGAGCACGAAATCCACGGCATCCTTACGGGCCTGGGAATACGGGTCAACGATGAAACGGATGCTGCCAAACAGACCCATCGGCTGGTAACGCCAATCACCCAATCCGATGAACTCGGTAACGGTCTTGACCTCGGCAATCTTGCCGCCCTGCGGTGTGGAAATCTTGGCCAGCGCGTGTGCGGTGGTGTCGCCGCTCACCTTGTACGTCACAACGTCGTTCTCCTGAAGCGTGTACGCGCCCCATGCGTTGGTGGTGCCAGCGGTGTACTTCTGATAACTAACCTCCACCTTGCGGATGGTGTTGGTTGTGTACACGGGCAGGCCGCAAAGTGTGCCGTTCTGGATCATCGGCACAAAGATACCATCCTTATTGATGGGTGTGCCCTCAAGAATTGCGGCCATGCTCTTGCTCATAATCCAGCAAAGATGGTCGCCAGCAATGCCAGTTTCAAGCACTGCGGCCTTCATGTCGGCGTTGAGCTGCTTGAATGTGGGAACATTCGACAGCGCAACTTTCTTGGCCTGTATGCTCTCCTTGGCAAAGGGGCCAATCAGTCCTGCGTTTGCAGCCACGGTGTTAACTGCCGTCTGGCTAAACAGTATCTTGTTGAGCAACTGACGGACGGCCAGCGGCATAATCTCACGCACGATGGTTTCCAAAATGCCATCGCTCTGGTTGAGGCTCTGATTGGTCACGGGAATGGCAATGCCAATACGTGCCGGGGTTGCGGTCATCTTGGAGAAAGGTATCTTGGTATCGGCGAGTGGTGCGCCCTCACCTAACACCGTGGCCTCCACCATCTCGTACATGGGCCAAACGTAATCACCTGCAAGGCCGGTTGGCATGGGCAAACCTACCTTGTCAAGGATAAAGCCCTCTTGCAGAGGTTTAAGAATGTCCTGCACGTTGAGGGGAATGATGCCACCCGTGGCCACGTCACCAACCATCATCAGGTCGCGCACAAACAGAATTTCCGACTTGCGGCCATTCTTGGCGTTCTCACGGAGCATGGTAACGGCTTCCTGGGCGGCGTTGGGGTTCTCACGCAGATGCTCGGCGGTTGCCACATGCATCTTCATCTGGAGCAACTGATTGTCGCGGCAAAGTGCCTCAAACTCCTTGTTCTCGGCCTCGTTACGCTCTCGCTGCTCCCTTTCGCACACATCGGCAATCTCGCTGATGCGGTCGCAATTGGCCTGATACTTGTTGACCAACTCACGAACATTCAACTTGTTCTTTTTCATTGCTGTGTTGTTAATTAGGGGGTTATTAAATTATTTGAACTTTTGCGGCGCAACGCATTTCGCGCAATTGCTCACGCATTTTCGTATCGTCTTTTGGGGCTTCGGGTTCGGGGGGCTCTGGGGCTTTCAATCCTGCCACAAACTCCCTCGCCTCAACCGATGTATCGGGATATGCCGGGTTGTCAGTGATGGTGAAATCGTAAATGCCCGTAACGGCTTTCACGGTGTACGTTATCATGGTCGTACCATTCACCACCTTGGCACTGCGCTCAACGCAAGCATCGTCGTAATAACGTGTGGTAAATGCAAAGCTGCACCCACCAATGTCACCACGTCTTACCAATTCCAATGCCTTG